ATTTGCTTCTTGTACATTCATGGCTCTATCATATTCTTCTTCCGCTTTTTTCATTTGATTTCTAAGTTTGTCTACACCAATTTGTTTTACTGATTTTGCTGTAAATACAAACTCTCCATCTGATAACATAGCTGGAATTGAATCTGAAGTTCCTGTTCCCGGTCCATCTACTTCGCCAGAACCGGTAAATTCTTTCATAGTCATTTTAGAAATAATTTCCAATAACTTTGGATATTGTTCTAAAGCTTGTTCTAAAATTTGTTCCTCATCAGAAGATAAAACAGAAGTATCTATATTAGCATCTGTTTCAACTTCTTCACCCGGCATCATAGCTGATTCCATTTGCATTGATACATCGGGTTTTAATTCTTCTATTTCCATAGGTTCATCAGTTACTTCGCCACCTTCTTGATATGCTCTGTAACCTATATCTTCTTGTACTCTTCCTAATCTTGGGTCTCCACCCATTAAGCCACCTGTAGCAGCTTCTAATGTTGGTACACCATCTTTAAACTTTTTTTTATTTTCTTGAAATTTTTTAAACTGTTCCATAATCTTATTATATTCATTATATTTTTTTTGATAATCATATCGTTTTAAAAATTCTTCAAACTCTGTATTTTTTGAGGGTGGTAATGAAGGAGGTGTTCCACCATTACTCATTTGTGTTACATTTTCTGTATTCATTTTAATTTTATTAAGCATAGGTAATCCAATATAAGTTGCTATCACATCATCATCACTACCACTTTTTTTCATTTGACGATAAACTGATAATGCTTTATTATATTCTTTTGTATCTTCTGTTACAATATCACCTTCTTGATATCTTGCTCTCATCGGGTCAAATAATCTTTTAGGTGTTCCTTCTCTTGCACTTTGTGGAGTAGCAACATCATATAATCCCATAGTAGGATTCATAGATGTACTTGGTACTAAAAATTTATCCATCTGATTTGTTAATTCATCAGTTGCCATTATTTTTTTACTACTCCACCTTTTCTATAATTATCTATATTATAATCATATGGCACAGTTTTATAACCACCTTGACCACCCATAGCAGTAATTGGATTTGATTTTTTATATTTTTTAGTAAGACCAGATTGTCCTTTTGGTACAATAGTTACAGGACCAGTATATTCTCCAAAGCCCGGTATATTAATTGTTTTAATTTTTACAGTTGTAGAGGACATACTATTTCTTCTTTCTAGCCATACCACCTTTTCTTAATCTACTCACAGGTGCTGGTGATTTTGTGCTTTTTGTTTTTTGTTTACCACTACCCAATTTAGATGGTAAAATTTTTATAGGACCGGTATAACTACCGAATCCCGGAATATTAATTGTTTTAACTTCTATTTTTTTAAAATTTTCAGACATTATTTTTTCTTAGCTTTTTTAGCCATTCCGCCACGCATCATGCCCATGCCATTTTTCTTTTTCATAGCACCGCCCATAGCTTTCTTGACTCTTTTCTTTTTAGTCATTCCACCACCACGCATCATGCTCATTCCTTTTTTAGCTGTTTTCTTTTTTCCCATCATTGTATACTCTCCTATAGGTTTGTCGTTTAATTACAGTATCTTGATAATAGTCTTTATCCCATTTATCATAATACCCTTTTTTATGAAGAAGCTTTGATGCTTTCTCCAATTCATTATATGGTTGAATAAGAACCATATAAAAAGGTTTATCAGCTTGTTTAATTATACTTTCTTCTTGTAAAAACTTTACATCATCCTCATTATCTTCTGGATGAAAAGGCATAAGATATACATCATGGTATACAAATGCATAATTTAAAGCTTCAATGTAACAAGCTAGTTCATCTACATATATACTTATATCATCACAAGCTACAATAATTAATTTTTTATTTTGTTTTTTTATTGTTCTTGCTTCTTTAGAAACAGTATATAAAAATTCTTTACTATCGTTTAACTCTACTATCTTGACTTGATTTTTTAATCTAGCTGCTTTAGCATAAGGACAAACTGTCCATCCCCCTAAATCTTTACTTGGCTTTTCTAAAAAATTTTCTGACCAAGATAAAAGTTCTTCTGTAATAGAAGTCAATTAGTTTTGTATGACTTTACTGTTGCAGGTAAATTAAGTAGCTGGTCCAGTAAATTCCATTTCCCCTGGCATCGGTACACCGCCTGTTCCGACTGTGCCATCGCCAACTCCCGAGTTGTCTGGTCTTGGAGCTTCTGGAGGTAATCCTTCAGATGATGCCATTGGGGGCTGCTCACTACCAGTTGGAGCTGCTGGATTTGGTTGTTGTCTAGCATTTTGTAATCCTATTATTTTTGCATAGATTTCAGCTTCATTAGGGTCGTTAATTATTTCTTCTGGGTCAAGGTCTAAAGTGTATGCCAGTTCTTTTATTAGTTCTGGTATTTTTACAAAAGGTGCTATTGCAGGGTTTTGTACACTTTGAATAAACATTGTTAATCTTTGTGACCTAACTTCTTTTTGCATTAAAGAAGAAGTTCCAGTAGCTTTAACTTCTAAATCGCCATCTATATTTAAGTCACCTTCATAGAATTGCATATTCCATTGAAAGTATGATTCGCCCAATGGTTTTAATAAAAAGTCATCTAAGTTTTTGACAACTGTTTTAATATTTAGATTAGCAGCACTAAGTAACATTGACATACCAGAAGCTGTTCTAGTCATACTTTGAACACCTGTTTGACCATGTGAGTATGATGGTATACCTGTTGACTCATCTGCCAACTGTCTAAACTTATCAAACATCATCATATTTTCTGTTGATGTGTTTGGAAACTTTAATCCATGAATTGCTTGACCCGGCATACCAGCTTGTCTTCTGAATATTTTACCCGGATATACATCCATGTTTTGACCTGCTACTAATGCTGACTCATCAACATCAAAAACAAGTGAACCCGATAATGCTAAATTATCAATAGCCATTCTTGCATGACCATTCATAATTTGTTGTGCATCATTCATATTTTCTGGTACACCAATACCAAAAAAACTATACGGATTTTTTTCGTAAGGAAATGCGTTATATGGTATACGATATGGTTTAAATGGATTAAGAACCATTCGTAAAACTCTATTCTCAGTTACCCAAGCATTAATTTGAAACTCCATTTCATCATCCATACCTTCTGGTATTTCTAATTGTGAGTCTTCTAGGGTTGCTCTATCTACAATACCCCAGTATTCTAATACTTCGTATCTGTCGTATTCGTTTTGAGTGTAGTCATCTTCTTGTCGTATTTGAGTTTCATAACTTCTATTACGATAGTTAGGACCATCTTCTAATGTAGCTAAGACTTCATCTTTATTAAAGAAAGGTCTATTTAATAAATCTCTTAATTGATTTCTATTTAGTTTGTGTCTATGTATAACATATTCACACTCTTCAATATTTTTTGCATTTGGGTCTGGATAAAAATCCCATGCACTTACAAATTCTATTCTTGGTACTTTAGCTTCTTCTGGAGAATATTCTCTTGAGCCATCTTCATTTTTTACATATTTGTGTAAAGTTTTATTAAAAGTAAAAGGACCTTTAATAATACCTGTACCTAAAAGCACAGACTCAAATAATGCATTTCTTAATTCTTGTGAACCATTTGACTCATCTATCTCATCATGGATTAATTTTTCCATGCGTCTTGCTAATTTAGCAGCAGGTTTTATCTGTGCCATATTAGGAAGAGGAGCTGGTCCTTCTTCTATTGCATTATCACCTAGTTCGTCTTTTAAACCACCAAGTATTTCGTTACCCTGTAAGTCAGTAAACAAAGCACCCGGCTTTAGAGTTTTCCCATCTCCTTCAAAACCAAGTGGAGACATTTCCGGTTGAGGGGAAGTACCGGGTTGATAACCTAAATTACCTTCTATAGTCGGGGCTGACTGTTGAAGATTGTCTCCCATTTGCTCTTTGAGAGGATTGAGGTGTGCAATTTTAGCTACACCTTCTGGTACTTTGGTTTCTTCAACAGAGATGGGAAACTTATTAGCAGAAAATAATACATCTACTAGTTGTCCATAAGCCGCAAGAACTTTAGTCTTAGTTACTTTTACAAATACTCTTGACTTTTCATGCTCTCTAAAATGAACATTCTTGTAGTATTTCCCACGATAATTATGAAATGCTTCTAACCATCGTTCTTCATCACTACGCCTAGCTCTCTCAGATTCATCAAACTTGTTGTAGACAAAACCTGCTAGTCTTGTTGACTCTACTTCATCTTTAATTTCTTCTTCAGAGTTAATATTATTATTATCGCTATATTCTGCCATATCTTCCTTAATCTATATTATACACCTACTTATTAGATTTGTCAAGTAAATTCTTTTGTAAATAAGGTAATAACCATTTGTTATCTCTTAGCACTTGAACAAAGTAATTAGTAAAGCTATTTATTAATCGTTCTTCTTTTGAATCCCCCTGCAAAACACCCCCATCTCCTGTTTCACCAGAAATATAAGCTATAGCATGGAATAATTCATGTAGTACAGTATTAACCTCATCTAACTTTGTTAAATCAGATTGTATCTGTATTACATTTTCTCGTTGTATATACTGACCATAACAGTCAGTTAAAACATCTTTTTTAAAATCTGGAGTAGTTACCTGTAGTTCTATGTCTTGGTAACCTACTTTAAGATTCTGTTTATCAATCTTTATCGCTTTTACCGCCATACATATACTCCTCCTTAGAGTGTCTAAAGTTATTAGATTTACTTGTATCTATATCTGTTTCCGGTTGTTTGCACCATTCTCTGAATTGGTCTTCCGGTCCGCCCATATCGTTTAATCTAAATATCTTTGGAGCAACAAAAACTTGCTCTATATGTCTTTTCCTGCGATACTTCATCATATCATCATATGACATAACTTTGTCATAGACTTCGTTTGTTTCTTTATTTTTAAATCTATATACTGGCATTTAAAAATATTTTTTTAACATAGCTATATGGTCATCATACTTAGCTATAACATCTAATTCTTTTTCTATTGCTTCTAATATATCGGGATGTTCTCCGACTCCTACTGGATTTTTAAGGTATACTTCAATATTAGCTTTATGTTTTGTTATATGTCCTTCTGCGTGTGCGATTAATCCATCTATTATCATGTTTCTCATATTTGTTATTATCCAATCATCCATTGTTATTTAATATCCAAATGTAGGGTCAGATGGTGTAAATCGTTTTATTTCTGCCATTTCTCTATATGCTGATGGTTTTTGTGGTCTTGACATAATTAAATATCTTAAAGCATCATAAGCATGGTCAGATGATTTAGTATCAACATCCTCTGTTCTATTTGGGTCTATCGGTATACTTTGTAATTCTCTAATCATATTAACACAAGTAGAGAATATTTGTAGTTTAGGTCTACCTGTTTGTTTATCCTGCTTTAAATATTCATGTACTTGGATTTTACCTTGTATTCTATTCTTATCTGCTGGTCTTAATTTATGACCTGCTCGGACCAAAGTTTCGCCTACAGTTGGTCCTCCTACGCCAGTTCTATTCCAAGCCGCACTATCTAATACTCCTTGAATACTTCGATGTTCATCTCTTTCGTATTCTGTTACCATATCAGATAAATCTTCACCAGTCAATCCTTTTTTGTATAGTTCTCGGTAAACTATTAAGGTATCATCATCTGGGTCTATAGTAGCCCAAATACAAGCTGACTCCGAAGCATATCCATAATCCATTCCTTTATACCTCATCCAATGTGTAGGTATCTTAAAAGGTGGGATTACATGAATCTCTGGGTTAAATTCTGCAAATGCTGCACCTTCGGCAACATCCCAGTTACCTTCCAATAATTGTTTCTTTTGTATTGGAGGTAAAGATTCCAGCATTTTTTCATATCTACCATCTTCTGATAGGTATGGGTTATCATCTAACCTTGCTGGAATAAACTTTCTTGATAGTCCATCTGGACCTTCAAATGAAGTATTTGGTGGTGAAGGGTCAAGATATCTCTTCCTTACCCAATGTCCACCGACACCCCCGGGGTTTGCAGTACACCTGATATAAGTTCTTATCTCTGGGTCTGTTGTTCTTAATCGTGATTGCAAGTATTGAAGTGGAAACTCGGTGGGGTATTGTGTTAATTCATCAATACCTATCCAACTATAAGCTTGACCTTGATACCGATATACATCAGCGTCTCTGTCAAGATATCCGAACTCCAATGTTGCCCCCGAAGGAAACTTCCATAACTTTTCAACTTCCCTAAATTTAGCTCCGTTGAAAGCTTTTGGATATAGTTCTCTTGATTTATCTATTAATTCTCTTAGTTCTGGCATACTTCTTCTTAGAAGTAATGCTCTATGGGCTGGTCTATGCATAAAGCGAAGTGGGTCTACCAACATCGCATAAGACTTTCCTCCTCCTGCTGCACCTCCATATAATACATCTTGTTCAGATGAAGCAAGGAAATCTGTTTGTGGTCCTTCGTTTGGTTTAAAAACGATAGACTCTTTATTTTCTTTTA